TTAAATAAATACGCTTCTTTCTTGCCAAACTTTTCAGCATAAGCAACTACATCTGGATTAACAAATACGGGTCTATTTTCTTTACTTTCCATACTCCTTATACGCTATTCGTTTCGATTTGTTACTTCCCAGTCTTAATGATTATCAAATAAGGATAAACTTGTTGTTTTTAATTTTAGGATTACGCCCATTGCGGTTGCAAATATTGTCTTGCCTGCTTGATAATCAACAAGGTTACGGGCTATTTTAAGTTTTCGCTGTTCGCCTTTATAAGTTGAAATATCAATATTATGAAACTCACAAAGTTTAGTTAATTCGTTATCACTTTGACCGCACATTATTCCAGTAAAATCTCTTTCATTTATATTATTCGGCAGTTTAAAGTTTGTCCAATAAATATGTCTTCCTCTCTTTTGTCCAACAATTAATGGCTCATAATATGGTGTTACATTTTCTACACAATATTTACCTTCAAAATGGCTATCTAAAAATATGATTTCTTGATACAAAGTCATTTCAGGATATATTGGTTTATAAAAATCTTTATTCTTTTGAGTAAACCTAACTTTGCTATGACTCGGACAAGGCGGTGAACTCCAAATAAAATCAAACTCTTTATAATGGTCAAGAAGATATTGATGTGCATCTGCAATAATCACTTTGTCTTGTGGAAATCGTTCCTGATACATTCGTGCCAATTCTGGGTCAAGTTCAACTGCTGTTACTTCGATGTCGGCAACTTCATCCCATTTGTAACGATTTCCTCCAAGGCAGGCGTATAAATTCAATACTTTCATAATCATTTCCCCGTCTTTACTATCCTCAATATTACCGATTCTGCTTTGCCGTACATTTTGGCAATGTCGTAGATTGACATTCCGCATTCGTAAAATGCAATGATGTATTGGGTTTCGGTTAGTTTATTCGCCATAGGTTTGTTCGTAGTATTCATTCGGTGTTTTTGATGGAATATTTTGCTTTCCTTCATAGTACGCCTCCTCAATCTGCTCCTGTTCCAATGCCTTGGCTCGCTCAAATAAAGTCGTGTAAAATCCTGACTCGTCATCTTGGAACAATGAAGGCAGATTATTTTTTAAATACTCAACTGCGGTCTTTCTTTTGTCGCTCATTTTAATTTCGGTCTAATCGTTTTGCTAAATTTTCGTTCAATTCCTTTGCCTTCAGGTAAGTTGAAATTAGAACCAATAGTCATAGTTTCCCAATCGGAAATTATAACATTGTATCTATGTCCGTACCAATAACCTCTCCTATCCCTATCAAAACAATGCACATCAGCCCAATTCGGTGCATTACTCCAATCGACCTGATAAGGGTCTGGTTCAGCCGTTACTGCCTCGTGTACGGCAACATGGTATTTGATAGGTCGGATTGGGCGGTATCGTTTAGTGGATGGTATAGTTGGGCTATTCCAAATGTAACCAACTTGCATTTGCTCCGATTCTGGTACGATGAAAAACATCCCCACCTTAACCCACTTCTCAGCATCTTGTTCCGCACAAAACTCGTAGCCATCGGGTAGTAGGTGGGTGTAGTCGGGTGCTGAACTATTCGGTTTTTCCGAACGGTTCAATTTACTGAAATTATTCGAAATATGCTGTTCGGCTAACTTTGCCTCGATTCGCTCAATCCTGAATCGTAGTGCGTCAATTTGTTCCTGTTTGTTCATGGTTGAAATGTGTTGCCTGTGATTTTAACTTTTTCGTTAGCCAATAACTCAGCAAGGTAAATACCTATTGAACCATAGCACCAAAATTGTGCTTGGACATAATTTACCTGAACATCCCTTATTTCGCCTAATGAAAATGGATTAGAAGAAGTCCATTGAAGATTATCGCCTTCAAATATCTTCACCCCATTGCAATCCACCAACCCCGTAAACTGCCCAACGCTGTCGGGGTGAACTGGAATAGGAAATTCCCCCATCGGTTTGATTTCAATCCTAAAAATACGATTTGTCCCAAGATATGTATCATGTATCAAATCGCCCTCAACCCACTTGTTTAGGCTTTCCGAATAGCCTCTGAATAGTATTTGTCTTTTCATGCTCCTTTTACGCTAATTACCCTGTTTTGTTTCTGTTTCCATCGCCTTCCTTGCAATATTTTCCCGAAATAATTCTTTTCGGCTACAATACAAATCCCACATAGCCATCTCTTGCGAAGTTATCTGGTCAATAACCAAATCGGTTTGATGAATCGAAATCAGATATAACGCCTTGTTAGTGATTGCTTCTTTCCTCCAGTATATTTCATTGGTCTTGGCAATATCTCGCTGTGTTGAGGCTGTAATCCATGCTACGATTAATCCTGCACAGATAAATGTCATCATAAAGAATCCGAATTTAAAATAAAATCGGTAGGTGTAGGAATTGGGCATTTTCATAGTTTCTCAGGTAGTTTTGGGAGTGGTTGCCAATGGGTGACTTCTTGGAAATCTTGTAAATCGCAATGAAACTTATTCCAATCACCTCTAAATAAACTTATATCAACAATTCCGTTTTTAACTACTAAGTAATTTTCAGATACCTCTTCCGGCAATCTCTCGCTGACCGGAATCCAGCCGTGGAGGTTTGGTTGGGGCATGTCGAATTCGCCTTGTTTGGCTCTGTTCCTAATGCCAAGCCAATACTCATTGCCTTGAGGTGTTAATTGCCAAACAAATCCGCCAAAAATTGCCTCTGAAAGAGAAATATCTTCATAATCAGATGTGCAATTCTCCAACGCCTGTGTCCGATACGGCTCAGGGAGTTGCTCGAACCATTCTTTTACTGTCTTGCTCATAGTTCGTCCTTTGTGTTGTTTGGTGTTAAATTATACCTCTTTAAATAATCCACTCCGATATGAGGCACATTATCCCTCATGTAAAATTTGCACACTTTAATCAGTTCTTCCTTTTTATCGCTATACGGAGCTAATTCCATTCCAGATTCATTGCTTGCAATCATTCGGTACAGCATGATTTTAAGGTTCTCGTTCTCGTATTGTAACGATTCGAGGCGTTTCTCTAATTCCTGAACTTGTTGGGATAGTTTGCTCATACTATCACCCCCATGCTTTCGTTTAAGCCGTTCCCGATATTCTGATTTACGACTGGATAATCAATTTTGACCAGATTAAACTCACGCTTATTGGAGTTGAATTTAATCAATCGTTTTCGATTATCTGTCTGCCAATTATCTGACTTCAACTCATTGAATAATTCAGTCATAACGAGGTGCATATCGGCATTGAACATAACCTGCAAAAAGTGCCAAGGGCGTTCAAGGTACATATCATAACCATTCCATTCTTTACGCCAATCAAGGCTCTCCCTGATATAATTGTGCTGAATCAACTTGACATTATTATCCCTGTCATATTGAACCAAGCAAGGCTTCCCACCCGATTCGATTTGGAAATTCTTGAGGTCGTCGTAGTTGTCGAACTGGCAGAATAGTGTCTGTCCATTCGGTAAAATAGCCTCGGCAAGTGCTGGGCAGTCTTGGGTGGTTTCTGTTAATTTGGTCATAATTATTTATACGGATTAAATATCATATTCTAAAAACGATTTAGCAATTTCAATCGCTTGTTTTTCTGAATTTATTGTGAGTTTTTGCTTGTAACTCTCATTTAAATTCCATCCAAAAGCCCCTTTGGTCATAACGGTTAGAAAGTATTCATACCCGTTATTGATTGGTGATTTTTGCCTAAAAATTAGAACCTTCTTTGTTTTGTTTTCAAATTGTTTGTACGCCATAATGATTTATACGGATTCAGGTTCATTTTGTTTCACCAAGGTTGCCAACATTTTCAAAGCATCTTTATCCCCAATCGAAATCAATCCGCTGAAATCGTCCCGATGGTGCATTACCGTAGTGTGGTCAATGTACCCGAGCATATTGGCTGTGTCTTTGAGGCTCAAATTATTCAACTCAGTTAGGTAGTAGCACAATGCTTTTCGAATATTGATAATTTTCCTAAGCCTCGATTTTGACCGGATTGATTCGGGCGTGAATCCGTAATATTTCAACCATTCGGTTAGGTCATTTAGGCTCTGAACTTTCCGCTTCGATATATCGGGAGCAAGTGCCTGCAATCGTCAGATCGGAAG